CTAGTTGTAGGTGGTAATGCTCTTATCTTTATGGGTAAAGCAGGGTTGAAATTATTTCCTCTTAACCGCTACGTTATAGAGCGAGACGGCCACGGAAATGTAATTGAAATAGTCACCAGAGAGCGTATAAACAAAGAACTAATCTATAAGTATCTACCTCCCGAGGAGGAGATGCCTTTAGTATCTGAGGGTGAACCAGAAACTAAGGAGTGTGACATATACACTCACGTCAAACGTGACAACAACAGGTTCATCTGGCATCAAGAAGTTGAAGGTAAAATAATTAAGGAGTCAGAAGGTAAAGCTCCTGTCGATAGTACACCATGGATACCACTACGTTTTAACACAGTAGATGGTGAAGCCTACGGGCGTGGTAGAGTGGGTCAGTTTATTGGGGATCTCAAGTCTCTCGAGGCATTGTCTCAGGCACTTGTAGAAGGCTCTGCAGCAGCTGCTAAAGTTGTTTTTGTAGTATCACCCTCAAGCACCACCAAACCCCAGACACTAGCGACAGCAGGCAACGGAGCAATCGTCCAAGGACGCCCTGACGATATCGGTGTAGTACAGGTAGGAAAGACAGCTGACTTTCAGACTGCCTATCAACTCATGGCTACCCTAGAGAAGAGACTTAACGAAGCATTCCTGATACTGTCAGTAAGAGACAGTGAAAGGACTACAGCTCAGGAAGTACAGATGACACAGCTAGAGCTAGAACAACAGCTCGGCGGACTCTTTGGGTTACTCACGGTTGAGTTCCTAGTACCATACTTAAACAGAAAGCTAAGTGTATTCCAGAAGACAGGTGAGATACCACGTATACCCAAGGGTATGGTGAAGCCTATCATTGTAGCTGGTATCAATGCACTCGGTAGAGGACAAGATGTACAGGCTCTTGGTCAGTTCTTACAGACTATTGCACAGACAATGGGACCAGAAGCTATACCACAATACATTAATCCTGATGAATTAATTAAACGACTTGCAGCTGCACAAGGTATAGATGTACTAAACCTAGTGAAGAGTATGCAAGAGATACAAGGAGAACAGCAACAAGCACAGCAACAACAGGCTGAGATGGAAGCAATGAAACAAGCACCAAACTTGATGAAGGCTCCGCTGTTAGATCCATCAAAGAATCCCCAACTAGCAGAACAAATACAGCAAGCACCACCTCAATAATATGGCAGAAACATTAACATACGAAAACACCCAAGAAGTTACCACGATTGACAACCTCAATGCAGAGGAACAAGAGTCACTTAAGGTAGGTGAAGCTATGCAAGAGGCTCAAGATAACCTCCTTGCTGGCAAATATAAAGACGCACAAGAACTGGAGAAAGCTTATGTCGAGCTCCAGAAAAAACTTGGAGAAGGCACTGAGGCTAGCGGAGATACTGAGCAACCTCAAGATGAAGTCCAAGAAGAAACACAAGATACAGAAGATACGAAAGAAGATCAGTCAGATACTTCAGACTTTTCCTTCTTAGATACACTACAAAAAGAAGCTGACAGTCAAAAAGAGTACACTAAAGAGACTCTAGATAAGTTAGCTTCTTTATCTACTCAAGAGATAGCACAGATGCACCTCGAATGGGTAGCAGATGCTAACACTAAGTACATACCTAGACCTCCTGATTTTACTACTCAAGATGTTCAAGAATTAAAAGGAGTTGTAGGCGGAGACGCTAACTACAAGAACATGATAGAGTGGGCAAACCAAAACCTATCTGATAAAGAGGTAGAAATGTTTGACTCTGTAATGGAGAGGGGTGACCCAGCTTCAGCATTCTTTGCAGTTAAATCTCTGGCTTATAGATACAACGATACAGTAGGAAAGGACGGACAAATGATAGCAGGCACAGCACCTAAGTCAGACGGATCAGTATTCCGTAGTCAGGCTGAGGTAGTTAAAGCGATGAGAGATTCAAGATATGAGAAAGACCCTGCATACAGACAGGACATACAAGATAAATTGTCACGTTCAAACATTAACTTCTAATGGCTAGACTACAAGACAAACAATTCGATAAGAATAAGTGGGCTGAAATGCTCAAGATAAAACAGGCAGAAGATAAGGCTGTTAAGGAAGCTCTTAGAGCTAACAAAGAAGCCGGACTTTTATCGAAAGAGATCCCTCCCGGTGAAGGAGGGTCTCCATACCAACCATATAAACCTAAACCATCAGGTCCATATACCCCTGCTCCACCAAGAGAACAGCCTAAGATAGCTGGTGCTCAGGATATTAACACTAAGACAAACCCTCTACAAGATGGTAGCTTCTTAGATGAGGATGGAAACCGATACATATG